CATTCCTGATGCGGGTGTTTTTGTGTATGTCATGATTTTGCCTAAATTATGTATTGATCGTGTTCTTTTGCGAATTGCTTCACAGCATTTTCAATCCACAAATTTGCTTTTGCGCACTTTTCAAGCATGGCTTTTTCTATTTCCATATCGCGGGTATAGCGCGCCACTGTGATGCGGTGGTGCCAGGGTATTGCGCTATCAATAGTATGTATTGAGCGGTCATCCCAAGGCTTTAAAAGCTCCTCTGGCGTATCTATTGCGCAGTAGGCGATCTCCCATTCCGGCAAATCAAACAGGCACATATAGCCCCGCGCCTGCCATTCGTAGCCTTTTTTATCCGCATCCTCAGCGCATAGAGGGAACGTTAAGAGCGACCAAGCTACCTTAATATCAACGCCCTTTTTAGAGTGCGCAGCGACCAAATCAGGCTCGCCAGTGATGATGCCATTGTTGCGGCGTCCGTCACTCTCGACTTTTTTCAGGTCATACAAAAACACATCGTTATACAATTGAATGCCTGCATCTTCACACATGCGGCCTTTTTGGATTGCTTGCACATCGTCCAAGTTTTTGCGAACACCGAATAGAAGCTCTCTAACGGTTTCCATCATTGCGCCCTTGGCGGTTTCTGAAAACTCCTCAGTTTTTTTCTGAGGATTAGTCATTATCTTGTCAATCGAGCTGCACCGGATCATTGTGCCACCTGTTCGCTTAATACTTTTGTTTGTGCTTCTGTTAGTGCGAAACTATGAAGTAAGCGTTCTGCTGAGTATTCACCGCTTTTAATTTTAACAATTGCAGCCGCGAGTCTACTGTCAGTAATGGATTCTTTTGCTGGCGCTTGCGGAGGTGCGTTTTCTGGGCTTTGGTCTTCCTCCTTGGGCAAATGAAGTTCGCCTTTGTGCCAAAGCTCAAGAGCGCAGCCAAATCGCATGGCAGCGTTTCTAAGGGCGTCACCAATTAGCTCTTTAATTGCATCACCGCCACTTTTTCCAGTTGCATCACCATAGCCAAGGCGAGTAACGCCAAGAATCGTGAGTTTTATCCAAAGGCCGCCTATATTGTCTTTTGCTGGCAATCCGTTTTGATCGAATGCCAAAGGCTCCCACGTCCAAGCCGGATCAACTGAGAGCAACCTGTCAGTGATTGCAGCGTGACCTACATAGTCAAGATGAACAACTTGCGGATGATGCCAGCCGCCGCAAATTTTGCATCGTATCCCCTTGCTAATATCGGCTTTAAGCGCATCTGTTTGTGCCTTGGTTGGCTTTGGTAGCTTGCCAACTTGATGAGGCTCAAATGGCGCCCTGAGAGCTGCTAGGCCGTTTCTTATTGTATCGTCACTCATACATCACCCTTAGTTAAAACGCAACTTTGCCAATATATTGCGCATTGTTATAGTTAATTTACACTTCTTTGCTTTCGGCTTTAATGCCGCACCTACGCGCACTAAGCCATAAGCGCAGCGCTTTATTGCTGCATCTTGCATGTCCATGATCTTATCGCCGACAAACGCGCCCAGGCATAGAATGGATAGAATTGGCAGCATGTAGGCTGCTAGTAGTGCCAGATTGTCAAACATGATTTACCCCACTATTACAGAGGCCAGTGTACGCGCCTCGGATTTAATTAAATTATTTACGGCTTCGCTAAATTTACCCGCTTTAAAGTGCGCCATAAAATCAAAGTCAAAATCTAAAAAATTGGCAAACTCTTCATACTCATCAATGAGTCGATCTGCCAATGTGTATATCCTAAAGTTTTCTTTAACCTCCTTGCCTTCCAGCAGGTCATTAATAATCCTAATCCAGCGAGCTTCTTCCGCAATGAAGCGAGTTTGTTCTGCATGATCTGTGTCAGTGTCATTATCTATTTCTGCTTGTGTGTTGCCGCATGGCACTTGGTCGCACATAGTTATTACCCCTGCTTGTTTGTGTAAATTAAAGATAGCACAAATATATTTAATGTAAAGCACTTGTATAAAATAAATATATAGATTATAGTTCAATCTCAATATCACAAGGGGATAAACATGCAAGACGAAAAGAAAAGATATTTGATTTCGGTGGCGAGCGGGGCAATGCTTAAAGAGCGGCAGGCTCGCATAAACAAGGCTCGCACTAAAGCTGGAAAACGAAAGCTAACGCTGGGCGAGGTGGCTGAGTGCGCAATTTCAAATCTTAGCGTGGAGCAGGGGTTTAATTATTAACGCCGAGATTTGCGGCGGCTTCTTACAAATAAACTGGGCGGTATTCTTGACCCGTCCGCAAGATTGACTTGTTACATTTACATAGCAATTTGGTTTAATGGGGGATTTATGAGCTTTGATTTGAATTTTTTAAAAGCGATAGGTGAGATCAAAAAAAAACACGGCAAGCCGAAAGAGGATGTGCGTAGCGTAATGGAGTGCCCGACATGCAAAGGTAGTTTGCGGTATTTAGTTTCAAGCTACAACGGCCACACACACGGCACCTGCGAAACAACAGGCTGCTTAAAATGGACGGAGTAGTGAATGTGACGCCGAGCTAAAGCGCGGCATGATGAAGCACGAACAAAACTGAGATTTACGAACCGTCGCTTTGAGTGACTTGTTATAAACCGATACGGAGTGGATATGAACAAACAATTAGCAAAAATAAGCAAAGCAAAGCTTGAAATTCAAGAGCGTGGGATTCTTAATTTTTGGATTTATGTAAATTATGAGGATTCCGGCTCTCAGGGCATTGGCGGAATTGCATTGGATACCTATGACAAAGACAAAAAGAAAAGAGTCGGGAGCGCTTATGGGTGCGAAGTTATTAGACGTATTTTGCTTGCACTGGGCGTTGATGACTTTGCGGATATGAAAGGTAAAAATATTTGGGTTATTGGTGAAGGCGAAGGTCTTTCATTTAAGCCAAAAGGTATTCAGCGATTAAAAACCGATGGCGGTGGCGATGCTGTGCTGTTTGATGACATTGCCGCTGAGTTTGGTTTATAACGCCAAGTACAGCCCGTGGCTGGGAGTAGAAATTAAATGGCAAGATGGTAATTCCATCGCGCTGCAATTTTTTGTTATGTGCAAATGTGCTTGCGAGGATATTAATTTTGAAAGAACCGAAACAGTATATTTTTGAAGAGTGGGATTCCATGTGCGCAAAGGCTAACAAAGCGCTGCATTCCGATTGCCCACGGTTAGAAGACGAAGTGCTGGTTGAAATGCACAAATATGTTTCGTCTTTTGGGTTTTGGTTTGACAAAAGAACTAGTCCGCCAAAACGAGAAACAGGCGAGAAAATTTTAGCTTACGGTGGATATATATTCGAAGCTGTGTGTGATGAAGATGGTGACTGGTGCAGCATTGGTGGCGATGACTTTACGCACTGGATGCCGTGCCTTGAGTCCCCACTACTCACATAACGCCGTTATAAATTGCGGCTGTACGATGGTAGCAAAAACGGCGGCTTAAATTCCGTCAATTTGATAACTTTGTTATGTTGGATTCTATGAATATTTTTGATATGCCTAAGCGCAAAGTTCATCCGGGAGATGGCGACCTTTGCAAAAAATGCGAAAACATGAAGGGTGGTTGCAAGTGGGCATTCACTGCCGAGCTTACTGAGCAGGGGAAAAAAGGTGACGTTTTTATTTCTCTTTGCTCGAAATACGAACCGCGCAATACATAACGCCGAGATTTGCGGCGGCTTCTTACAAATAAACTGGGCGGTATTCTTGACCCGTCCACTTTTAACTACGGAGTTATTATGAAAGAAAACATTAAAACATTATTTTTGCTTTTTATAGCTGGCGCTGTAATGGGAGGGGGAATTAAGACAGTTGACTGCATTTTTAGATCAGAAGTAAGGCTGTATATTTGCACCAACGATGACACAAAAAATGGCACAGAAAAGTGCAAGGTGTTCAAGTGAATGTAACGCCGAGCTAAAGCGCGGCTGTATGAGCCTGATTTAAAACTACAATGTAAATTCCGTCGCCTTTCAGCGACTTGTTAAGTGAGGGTGGCGAAGTGGGATCAGGATTTAAAATTGACGTGGCGCTCAGTATTGCTTGTGTACTGTACTTGCAATTTTGGCCTACGCAAGCCGTTCAGTTTGCGGTGGGGGAGCAAATGAAAGGCGGTTATGTGGCAGGATGGAGCGCAAAATGGGCAAAGTAATTCCGTTCAAAGGAAAAACAATGGTTGATATACCGCCAAGCCAAATTTTAGAAGCTGCGCCAAAAGACCTGCTTTATGTTTTGGTGATTGGCATTGATAAAGATGGAGAGCGATATTATGCAAGTTCAGAATCAGATTTAGGCCGCGCATTTTACGAGATGGAAAAGCTTAAATTGTTCGCGCTTGACGGTGGGGATGGCAGCACTTAACAGCGGAATCAAAGGCTTGACACGCAAAACCACAACATTTGCGCGCCACGGACTTTGATTTTATTGGGTATTTTTAGCGATTTCGGAAATATACGGCGCAGGCCGCAAAATTCCAATTGTGCTACTAGGTTTATTTTTATGATAGGTTTTATTTATGCCGCAAATTAAAAAAATAATTCCAACTTTTTCGCATATTGATCTAGCGTT